CCGGCAATTCGCCGGACCTCAACTGAGATCATATCTCGGTAAAGATTCCATCTACCCTTGTAGGATGTTCGACTTAGAGGATGCCTGACTATGAATCGTACACGGACTAACGATGGAAGGTTTCAGGAATGCGGTAGTTACTACGCATTCGGGAATCTCCAAGATTACTCCTGTATTACTCATGGTCCGTATGAGAGTGTGTTCGATACCGTCGGAGAGCGGGAGACTTCAAATGTCTTCGATCTCGTCAGGACGTTTACACACTTTCCTACTATCACTGGGGCTGGTGAATTCGTGGGTTATCCCATGCAATATCATCCAGGACCCGATGACCCAAGAGGCGCGTGGCCAGCTTATAATCTGGCTGACAAGAACGCGTTAGCTTGGGAGATACTCGCTAAGACAAATCCGAGTTTACCTGTTGTAAACGTTCCGGCTTATCTTGGTGAGTTGAAAGACATCCCTGGCACGATGAGAGGATGGGGCCAGTCCCTGTTAAGGGACGTCGCCGCTGGATATATCCAGTGGCGATGGGCCGTTCGTCCCCTTGTCAAAGACCTCGCTAACTTGTATAACTTTCAACGTTCGGTGAATAACCGAATGATGGAGCTATACGCATTACGCGATGGTCGGACATTGAAACGCCGGTGTCACCTGGTCAGAGACTCGAGTGTTACGACTACCAATGTGCAATTGCACGGTATTCGTTTCGTACTCAGAGCACTTCGTTCCGTTGCTATGACTACCAATAGCTGGGGGACGGCAGAGTGGAAACTCTTGCCCGACTCCAAACTACCGACTCTCGGATATGCGCCCCTTGAGGGGTTAGCACGTACGAGCGCCGCAGGTATCACTAGCGCTGGAGCGTTACAGGCCGCATGGGAGTTAACTCCATGGTCCTGGCTCGTGGATTGGTTTTCAAACGTTGGGACTTGCCTCAACGCTTGTGACAATTCACTGGGTCTGACATTTGGCCGCATTAGCCTAATGCGTACGTCGACTTCCGAGTCGATTTATACGAAATTAGGTGCCATTCCTTCACAATATCAGCTTTCGGGCTGGTACGTCGAAGAAATGACGCGGAAGGAAAGATATCCTGTCTTTCCCGTGATCCCGGTTCCTCTTCCTACCCTGCCGCTCCTCACGGGGCGGCAGTTGTCGATCCTAGGGGCTCTAGCAGTCCTAAAGGCTTATAAGCCCTAGGACCCTGTTATCCCTTAGGAGGCTCAGATGCTTGGAGACACTTTCGTTCTTCCTGTGACTGGCGGTGACGTCACTCTCAAGAAGATCAAAGAAGAAGCGTACTCGTCAGAGTACATGTTTCGAGACACAACGTCGAAGTACGTCGTGAAGATTCGCCACACTACGGTGAAGGCGACTCCAACGCGGCCACAGTATGATCGGCACAACCTCGAGGCTGTGCAGACCGTATTTGCGGCAGGATCCGTTCCGGAGTATGAACGCAAGTTCTACTTCGTCTACGAGGTCCTTCCTTCGGACACATCAGTATTGCTTGGAAATGCGGTCTCGGCGAAAGCCGTGGCCAGTTCCAATGCGATCCTGGTGGCGTTGCTCAACTGGGAGTCCTAAAAGCGATCGAACATGGTGCCTGGTGTAAACCAGGTAGTTATACTCACTCGTCGTGAGTATCCAGAACGTCGCTGACTACCAGCCTCTTTGTGAAAGGCTCTGTGCATGCATGAGACATTTTCCGGAGTTAATCCAGATATGTCTGAAAAGCATGTTAATGAGCTGTTAGATGTATACGCTGCGTTGTTAAAAGACGCACAGTATGCATACCCTACGATGAAGATGGATTTTGAGAGAGATCTCACCCGTCTTCAAAGAAGTGTTAAGCAAAGAGGAATACAAGTTTTTCTTGTAGACCTCCCCGCAGTTGGTAAGCACCTAGATAGGTGTTTATCCAACGGCCAGTACATTCCAAGTGGCTTACCTCTGACGAAGAGGAGCTCACGAGGCGTAGCGATCCCGCATTTTCTGCGGGGACTCTACTTACTGGTTTTTCACACTTCTGGCTATCTGAAAGACGAGGCAGATGTACAAGCAGTTTTCTTTCTACGGCAAATTTTATTTGCTGCGAAGAAAACGGAACTTGCCTGCCCCGTGATAAGAGTTGTCCAAGAAATGGAGAACTTTATCGCGGTTGATGAGTCACTACCAGAGCCTTGTCGGTTCTGGAGTGGGGATGCTTTCGCACCTAGTACTTTGATGAAAGGAGACGAATATGAACCAGATTATTCAGCCGACGAAAGTCGACTATATTCCGGATTCAGAACGTCAGATCTCATCGGATGCCGAGTGCGAACTCTGCCTCCGCGTGAGTGTGAGGTCCTCAGACGCGTCTTGGCAGTACTTGACTTCGTGTCGGGTGCTGTTACCTCCTCGATCGGGGATTATGATCCAGATCGATGGAAGTTCAGACACGGCCCTGGCGCGATTTCTGAAAGAATTGGCCCGTCCAACAAGTTTGCTTGGACGCACTGGCCAGATTCTTTGGAAACCGAGTACCCCATCGCCGACTATGGCTACTATAGCCATTCGTCATGGGCTGACAGTGCATACCGTTCTAACTTGCCAAGTTCAGAAGAGCTTGAAAGTCGAATGGTTGCTGTTCCGAAGGACTTCCGGAAACCGCGTCTTATCGCGGCCGAGCCGGCTAGTAAGATGTGGTGCCAACAAAATTTGGCCCACTTCTTCTCTGAACGAACAAGAGCGACTTGGCTTGGCCAGTTTGTTCGCTTTCGCGACCAAACGGCTAACCAACAGCTTTGCTCGTTGGGTTCTTTGGATGGCTCGTTAGCTACCATCGATTTATCGATGGCAAGCGATCGAGTTACCTGTCTGTGCGTAGGGCAGCTTTTTCGGAGTAATCCGAAATTGCTAAGGTCCCTGCGCGCAACTCGCACCCGTAGCGTTCGGCTGACACGTCCGGCGGGACTCCCAAAAGGAGTTCCGTTTATGGACAGGTCGGTCCAACTGAGAAAATTCTCAACTATGGGGAACGCCTGTACCTTTCCTGTGGAGTCCTTGCTGTTTCTTGCCATAGCTCTTGCTGCGACCTTAACTAGTCGCAGGCTCAAGCCATGTATGAGAAACGTGCTGGCCCTAACGGGAGAGGTTGCCGTCTATGGTGACGATATAATCGTTCCTGTAGACAGTAGGGAGCTAGTCGTAGAAGCCCTTGAGCTATTATGGTTCAAGGTCAATGCTGGCAAGTCTTTCTGGAATGGAAATTTCAGAGAGTCCTGTGGCGTTGATTCCTTTCGAGGTGTCAATGTGACACCTGCGTATTGGAAGACCCCATACGACGGCGGACCGGAAACGCTAGAGAGCGTCGTTGAAACACGCAATAACTTTTACCAAAAGTTCTTGCTGAATACAGCGGCTCAACTCTCGTCGACACTACCAGGGCTC